CTCAATCTAAAACCATACATCTTTTTCTAGTAAAATATAAGAAAAAGAAATTGTTATGAATGATTTTGAAAAATTAAAAGCTGAAATTGCTGCTGCACAGTCTGCTATATTTTCACCGATCCTTGAGATCCTTGAGTCTGCTGAAGAAGATGCTCAAAAATACTATGGAAAAGGTGTAAGAAGCGCTGGAAACCGTCTTAAAAAGAAAATGCAAGACATTCGTAAAGCGATTAAGCATCCAGCAGTTAAAGCTGAAATGACAAAAATCCAAGAAGGAGCCAAGAATTTACGTCAGCAATTAGTTGATGCTACAAAGACCCCTGCCTAATCTAAAATATCTTAATTTTAGTAAGAAATGCCTCTTTTTGAGGCATTTTTTGTCTTTAATGTAAAACTATTAACGTTGTTTAAGTACAATAATAAAAATAAAAAAAATAAAAAAATTTACTATGACAGATTTCTTTGATTTACCAGAGGACACTTTCTCAAAGCAGAAACAGTCTTCGAACAGTAGAAAAGTAGATGAGAATGTTTATGACCCAGATCCGAACGCACACAATGGTTCGTATAAGTCAGTTTTCAGATTCGTACCTTACATCTTTGACAAAACAAAAAGCAAGTACACAAAGTACACAGCTAAGTTTTGGAACCCATTAACCAAGGAGTCAGTGATTGTAGATTGTCCATCAAACGTAGGCAATCCTTCAATCCTGTGGACTATTGAATCAGTTCTAAGATCCTTGAAAAAAGAAGAACCGGATCTAGTTAAAGACATCGAATCTCGTTTTTCTAGATGGTACACTCACCACTCAGTTGTTTACATCAAAAAAGATCCACAAAGACCTGATCTAGAAGGACACCTTAAAGTGTTTAAGTTTAGAAATCAGATCGACCAGTTGATCGACCAGATGGTAAACCCTGAAGAAGTTGACGGAATGTCGCTATCTAGAAAGATAAACCCATATCACCTATTAGAAGGAAAAGACTTCCTTTGTGTAGTAGGTAAAAAGACCAAGGAATTCAGAGATTGGAGCAAATGTAAGTTCATGGACGACGTTACTCCTCTAGTATTCAAGATTGGTGACACTCAAGTAGTTGTTGAAAACAGCGAAAAGTCAGTCAAACTCGTAAACGAATTCTTGACTAAGAACACCCCTAAGTTTGATGACTATTTACATCAAGATTGGAAAGAAGAAGATTTCGAAAGAGTTGCAGAAGCAATCCTTGCTGCGATTCCACAAAGAGAAATCATCAATATGGTCTTAGATAGAAGCAAAGACACAAGAATGAACGAATTACTAAGAGCTAGAATGTCAGGTTCTAGATCAACAGGTTCTTCTGCACCTTCTTCTAATCCAATGAAAGATTCTTCTGAAGACCTAGTTTTTTCAAGCGAGCCTTCAGCTAAAAAAGAAGAATCCGTATTTGAAGACTCTTCTGACTCTAGCGATGATGAATACGATTCATTATTCAAAAATCTATAAGAACCCATGGAAGAAGCACAAACTGAAGTACAAAAAACAGAAGAGGCTAATGCTGAGCAACAGTCTCAAGTCGATCCAAACAACGTTCTATTTGGGATAATTGGATATAAGGATGACGAGGCGTATGAGAACTTCATACGTAATCTTACTCCAGATCAGGCTGTATACATACTTGTAGCATCTGCCAATTTTGCTCAAAAGAAAGGAGCGTATGGACTTCTTGAAGCTGAGACGCTAGCTGCTGCCATTCGAGTATTAAGAAAAGTTTCACCAGAACAACCAAAAGAAGAAAACTAAGATGCACCTAGTAATAGACGGAAATGCCTTTATCAATGTTGCGATTAGCGTGACCAAATCAGTCACGTCTAGGGACAAGTCGATTGGTGAAGTGTACTATGTCGAAGATCTATTCAACGATGGTTTTCGTCTAAAGGACGCAGTTAGGATTTCTTATAGAAACTTCTGTTTTACTTATCTAAATTCCCTGATCGCTTCAATGTCGTCTACTCCAAGCAAGATTCACATCGTGTTTGATTCAAACAGTTGGAGAAAAGATTACACAAACGACTTCTTTAAGGACTCAGATTTTAAATCGTCTGCTGCTCCTCAAGAGTTTAAGTATAAGGGAACTAGAAGGTATGACGAGTTTCAATACTTGTTCTTTGATTACTTTCAACAAACGATAATGCCGCATCTCGTTGAGAAATGCGGCATCAATCAATATAGGTTTAAAGGAACTGAGGGCGACGACATAATCGCTCATCTTTGTGAGATATTAAATGACGACGTCTTAATATACTCAGTTGACCAAGACCTTAAGCAACTCACAGGTACACCTAATAAGAACGTTTTACTCATTGTTCCTAAGCAGATGGCCAAACACAAAAGACTGTTTGTTCCAGCTAGTTTAGTTCCTCTTCAAGCTGAAGAAGAAGAAGAAAATTTCTTTTCTTTAAACATGGATCACATAAGCGGTTCCAGCATAGAGAAAGTCATTTCTACTCTTAAGAATAAGGAGTACGTTGAACACAAAGTAGATTTCATAAATGAAGTCCTAACTAAAGTGTTTTTAGGAGACAAATCAGACAACATCCCAAAGATAACTAATTTGACTCCATCTAGGTCTCAAAAGCTAATAATAAACATATCTGAACAATTCGGTGAAAGTTTAATGAAGAGCTTAGACTCACTAGATTCAGTGTTTATCAATGAAGTTGCTACACAAATCCAAACTGTTACTAAGGCTAAGGACACAGGTAATTTAGATGAAATCAGGGAACACTTACTATTTAATATTAAGCTAACTCGTCTTTCAACTAAAGTATTCCCTGAAGAAATTAGAGATACACTAGAGCAGTTCTTTAAATCGTATTCACCTACTTCCTTTAATCAAAAGGAGTTTATGAACCTAAAAAATAATCTATCATCTATATGAAACCCTTATACGAAAGAGTTTTAGTAAAACCTAAAGAAAAAGAGACACGTACTTCTCAAGGAATCCTTCTTCCTGAAAAGGCAGTAAAGAAACCAAACATAGGTACAGTCGTTTCTTGTGGAGACGGATCCGTAAGTAATCCGATGTTAGTTAAGTCTGGCGACCTTATTCTATTTAACAGATATGCAGGCGCTGAACTTTACTATAAAGGCGAGAAACACTATGTGATAATGTCTAATGAGATCATTGGGATACTTGATGACCCTGAAGATATTTCTTTGGACGAGTTTGAATAGCCTAAAAATCAAACTAAAAAAGAAAAGGGAGCAATTAGCTCCCTTTTTTATTTTAAGTAACAATATTAATTTTTTTCTGATGCATATTTAACACCCATAATAGTTCCAACTATTGAAAATGCATTCGTTAATAATATTCCAAACATATTTGCCCAAGTTGAACCTATAATTTGTGTATCTTTGTCATTTATTAAAGCGAACATATACATTAATGTAGTAACAGAACCAACTCCAATGATAACATATAGGGCTACCTTAACGATAGTTCCCATTAGCTCAGTTTGAGTTTTCTTTTGTAAAACATCTAAATCGTTTAATGCAATTTCTTTTGCGTCTTCGGCTTTTTTCGCAGATTCCATAGCTTCAACTTTCGAGTTTTCAGCTAATATTAAAGCAACTTTAAGATCTTCCATTAACTTTTGATTTTCCTCTTGTGAAGATAAAAGATCTTTATTTTGATTCTGTACTTGTTTTGTAATTTCTAATCTTCTCCTTCTAGAGGACTTATCTTTATCTATAGCATTTTTAAGATATTCGTTAAATTCTACATCTTCAGGATCTTCATCGATAATCTTTAAGATGTTTCCTTCTAACAATATCTTATTCTCTTTAAATGCCTTGATTATAAAGTCTCTAGTGGATTTGTCGGCTTTCATTACTTATAAATTTTAAAAGGAGCTCTTTTACTTCTATATCCTTCGTAATCTTTTTTGAATTCTTCTAATCTAGGTTCAATTTCATCTGATTTGATAATCCAGAATTGTGCACCGACTGCTTTAGCTTTGTCGATCTCTTGTATATCGGATGAAGATGATATAATACCAATCACACAACCATTACCATATTCATGATTGATTTTACGAATCATTTCAATTCCATCAAACGATGAACCAACAATATTAAGGTCTACGAAAACACAATCAGGTTTTTCATGATTAGGATCGTCCGGAAACCATTTCTTGAAAAGTTTATCTGCCTCATCAGAAGAAGAAAGAGCTTCAAAAGAAAGTGATATATCTAGAAGACTGCAAGCGTCTTCGAAAACAAGATGAAAAAGATTTTCATCGTCTATTAGCATTATTGAATTAATCATTTTATCTTAATTTTTATTTGTGTGCCTTGGGCTATTTTTTCAGCGGTAACATCAAAATTATGTTCCTTTATTATTGCTATACAAATTCCAAGTCCAAGTCCACTGCCTTCTTCTTTTTGATTTTCTCTTCTCTTATTTTGTCTTGAGTATTCAATTAACTCTTCATTAGATAAACCTCTACCGTTATCTTGTACGATTAAGGTTTCGTTATCTAACATATAGATGATTACCAACTTATTTTCGGAATCATTATATTTAAGACCATTTCTAATTAGATTATCCACAGCTGTACAAAACAAAGATTCATTAATTCTTGCAGTTGGTAAAACATCAATAATAACCTGATCTTTGTATGAAGTAGTTTCCAAGTATTTTCTTAAGCATTCATCAAGTTTAACTTCTTTAAACTCCAGAGATTTTCCTTGTTTTACTAGGTTAGTAAATTCATAAACTCCTTTATAAACTTTTTGAGTATGTATAAGTCCTTCTCTAAGTAGTTTTAGAGGAGATGCTAGATTATATTGCTCGATTACTTCGGTGGGTATTCTTCTTTCTAAAGAACTTATTCCTCTTGGTATGTAAACGTTAATTCCTGAATGCATATCATGTCGAAGAATCTTAGCTGCATGTTCTAAGTATGTATTCTTATATTGTAGCTGATCTACCGTCAATTGATGTATTCTTTCCTTCTCTCGTAAGAAGTCTCGAACAAACAAATATGCCGGAGGACAGAATGCGATAAAACATCCATACTCAATCCAATTAGTTGCCCAGCATTGTTCAAATATACCTAATAGAGTAAAAGACTTAACAATAAAGAATATAAGCATACATAAGCCAGCTATCCCTAATGTTACTTTACTTCTAGTTGATATTATCACATGATTCCATCATTTGTATATTAACCATAAGCTTAACTTCATCACCAATCAAAAGTGAACCTTTACCACCTTCTAGGTTGAATGTTAAACCCCAGTCTTTTCGGTTTATAGATCCATTAAGTTCGAATCCATATTTGGTTTGCCCGTACGCATCTACATCATTTCCGTTATAATTTCCAGATAGGGTTACTTCTCTAGAAACTCCTTTGATTGTTAAATTTCCTACGATTACGTATTCATCGTCTTTCTTTTCTACTTTAGAGGATTCGAAAGTTAAATGAGGGAAATTATCAACATCAAAAAAGTCAGGTCCTTTTAAATGATTATCACGATCAGTGATGTTAGTTGATATCGTGTTAACTTTTGCCTGAAACCAAATTTTAGCATCGGAAAAATCTTCAGTATTAGATTCCATAGTTGCATCAAATTCTCCGAAAAATCCGTTAACATTAGATATCATTAGATGTTTAATTCTAAATGATACATCCGAATGCAATGGATCAATTTTGTAATTTTTCATAAATAAGTTTTATTTTAAAAGAGCATAATACTCTTTGAAGTGTTTAATACGATCGGCAAGACCAATAGTACCACCATTTACTCTTTTAGTTACTGATGTTACGGTTGCGTCGTCTGATCCTTTATCACAAATAGACCAAAGTTTATTTGAATCAAAGAAGAAAGCTGCAGAAGCAAGAGGATATTTAGTAGCGACTAAGTCCGGATTTGCTACTGTGTCTTCACCTATAAACTTAGCAAAGTTAGTGTAGTTAGACTTTCCAGTCAATTGGATGTATCCTCTACCTCTAAACTTAAATCCTTCTTTAGTAGACTCATCTCCATTACCCATTCTTCCTCCATAAACTTTAGAAGCAATCATT